CGCGTTCTTCGAGAACTTTTTGCATGGCGTCACACATGACTTTACCCGAAACTTTTTGTGTGTATTGTTTAGATGTTGCAACGTGATCAAAACTCTTGACGAATTCGTAAGCCGACATTTTATCCCAGGTAACACCATCCATGACGAGTGGAAAAGCTTGTATGAGTTTTTTGCCTGTTTCTGATAATTCACCTAAAGCGTCTTTGAGTGTTATACTTTTATATTTCGACGGTTGTGTTAAAACTCTAAAAGATAAGCTTAACAGTGTTATATAATCTTTCGATTTGAGATATTTGAATAATATACTATAAAGTTTAGAATCAACCTTTTCAAAAAAATCATCCCAATGTATACTCATTTCTTTGAATAAACTATCCGTGTTTACGAATGCGTTATCAAAAACTATTCTGTGTGCATGCAGATCTCTTTCTTTTAAAGAAGGTTCCCACCAAGACCCTCCTGCTGATTTTTTCCTGTCGTATATTATAATTTCGTGATTTGTCATGTTGAGAGTTTCCCAAGCGACCGACATACCTGTTGGTCCTGCACCTACGATATGAACTCTCATTTATATAAACATACAATTATTATTTGGGAAGGTACAGCATATCTTAAGACATATACAAAATTATAAATATTTGCCACATCATCACTTTACTTTATTTATTAGGATATTTATTTAAAGAAATATAATGTCATCTATAATAAGATGGTGGTGGCATGTCTCGCTAAAAATACACCCATACGAATATTACCACAAAGACAAAAACAAAAGACGTGGAAATTTGCGGCTGAATTTTTATGGAAAAGGCAGTTTGAGAAGGATCAGGTTAAGTTTGGGAAATGGACGAAAGACCAACTCGTCGAGTTAGGACCAACGTTTATAAAGTTGGGACAAATAGCATCGACACGCGCTGATTTATACCCCATCGAGTTTATTAGTCAATTGGAATCTTTACAAGATAACGTACCTCCTATCGATAAAGATTCTATAGAAAACATAATTAAGGATCACGTAGATTCAAAAGTTTTCGAGAGTTTTGATTACGAACCGTTTAAATCGGCAAGTATAGGTCAAGTACACAGGGCGGTTTTAAAGGATGGTTGTGAGGTCGTCGTAAAATTGAAACGACCTGATATATACAATATAATGAAACGTGACACGGATGACGTTAAGGATATTGTAAACTTCCTCGAAAAAGTGGGCGTTGATACGGGTGCAACTTCAGGCTACGTTCTCGACGAGTCTATAGATTACCTTCTCGCCGAAACCGATTACAATAAGGAAATAGATAACGCCATAAAGTTTCGTAAATCGTTCAAAAAGGTAAAGTGGATTAAAGTACCAAAAGTTTACCGAGAATTGTCTAATAATGATATGATCGTGATGGAATACGTCGAGTCCGAAAAACTTGCAGATATAACGGATCCAAAAGTGAATGGTAAAAAGGTATGCGAAGCGCTCATAAACTCCTACGTGATTCAAACGATGGATTACGGGTTTTTCCACGCTGATCCACACCCCGGTAATTTGGGGTTTTCTAAGGAAGGTAAACTCGTATTTTACGATTTCGGACTCGTTATTGAACTTACGGACGAGATAAAAGAAGGGTTTCAGAAGATGTTTATATACATAATAAACAAAGATACGAAAGGTATAGTTGATACTTTGATAGATTTAAAAGTTATTTTACCAACAACGTCTGATACGTCGGATATAGAACTCTTTTTCAAAACAACTTTGAACTACCTCGAAACACTCGACGGTAAGAATTTGAGAAACGATATCATGCAGGACGAGCTTTTAATGTCATTAGCCCAGAAGAAACCGTTTATTATACCTACATCTTTCATATACCTCGCAAAAGCGTTCTCTACTGTAGAAGGAACGTGCGTGAACTTGGACCCTAAATTTACGTATTTTGATTACCTCGAACCCCTTATTAGAGAACAGGTTTCGGATGTTATAGATATAGGCGACATGTTTTCGACCTCGATGGAAATGCCTAATAGGATAAGGAATATAAGTACAGCTGTTCTCGGTTTGGAGAAATCGAGAGCATCTATGAAAAGAAGTATAGAACGTTCTAGAATCGAGTCTAGGTACGTTCAGTATAGCATTTTATCGGCTGTTTTTGCTGGTAATATGTTAGTTCACGATAACCAATCGGCGTTCGTGCTACTCTCTTTATTGAGTTTAGACCTCGTTATTAGGGCTTCTCGTAAAAATCAATAGCGGTGGATTCCGGGGACGATGTAGATGAAGTAGCTTTTTCGGTAAAGAATTCCTTGTGTTTTTCGAACAAGTTTTTTGTTCTTTCAATCTCGTCTTTACCAATTTCCTTGATTTTTTCGGAAACGTTTTTGAGTTGTTCTTGTCTTTGTTTACGAAGTTTCTTTCCAAACTTCTTAAACTTTTTTTGTGTTGATGCAAAATTAGCTGAAACTGTTGATAATGAAAACATTTTATTTATTCTTACTTACTCTTTACTGACATTTTTATCGAGCCCCAAAAGTTTCATTTTCTCCTCGAATTCTCGGCGTTCACCGGGTGACTCTATAGGTGTACCGTTTGCGATAGCCTCTATTTCCGGTCCAGAAAGTTGGATTGAGTTCATTCTAAAGTCTACGAACGCTTTCATGGTAATAGGTACGAGTGGTTTTATGATTTCGTAAATGGCTTCGGCGTACTCCCTTATTTCCTTTTGTGCGTGGTGATCCATTCTGAGACGGAGGTAGTGCATGAGATTATGGAGATCGATTTTCCAGTAGAATTCCGTATACGTAGATTGTGTGAGTGCACCCCTGGCCTGTTCCCTACAACACCCGTCCTCGAGTAACTTTTTATACAATTCGTACGAGGTATCGAAGTGTTTGTTGAACGTTTCTGCATCTTCTTCGGGTATTTCGACCGAACCTTCTGAACCTTGGTGGTTAGTCTTGGATTGTGTGCGTAGAGTTTCGGGTTTATAGTGATCATCTTTGACGACCGAGTACCTCGCCGAGTACTCGTTAACACTTGCCATTCTGTGTCGCATGTGTTGACGCGCGATATACATCGGCATTTTAATGTGAAACTTGAATTCAACCATTTCGAATGGTGTGTTATGCCAATGACGCATTAAATATCGAATAAGACCAGCATCACCTCGAGACGTTTTCGTTCCGTCTCCGTAAGATACGCGAGCGGCTTGAACAATTGCTGAATCGAGTTCCTTTTGTGGCATGTGATCCACGAGCCTAACAAAACCATGATCGAGTACTTTTTTCTCCATTTAGTATAAGTACGAACACAATCTTTAAGATGTTATCCGATAGTGACATTCGTAAAAAGATAACGCAACTTCGTAAGAGTGAAGGTAAAATATATGCACCGTTAAAATATTTCAGGGGACTGAACACTCTTAAGAACGTCGAGACGCGTTACAAAAAGATGTTAAAGCGTGATTATAAACCGTTCAAAACCGATAAGAACGTCGAAACGAAAACGTCGAGTTATACGTCAAAGTTCCGCAAAAAGTATCCCGGTGTAACGAAACTGAAAGATATTTCTAAAGTGACGGGTATACCTTTGAAAACTTTAAAAACCGTGTACGACCGTGGGTTAGCCGCGTGGCGTACGGGACACCGTCCGGGTGCTTCTGCACAAGCGTGGGCGTATGCGCGGGTACACAGTTTCGTCATGAAAGGGAAGACGTATTATACGGCGGATAAGAATTTGAGGTAGTTGTAAACGAATTAACTAATTTAGACACTACGAGTGAAATAACTGGTACAGAAACCGCGTTACCCGCCAGTTTGTAAAGTGCACTATCCGACATTTTTGGAAATTTATATACGGAAGGGAACCCTTGTAAATTGAAACATTCCCTGGGTGTCAATTTACGAATACCACGGGTATCTTTTATTATAGGTACATTGTGTCCACCACTACCCATATTAGCGGTTAGGGTAGGACAACAATTGCTTTTATTTTCTCTAATATAGTATCGTCTATACTGATAAATTACATTTTCACTTATATTCTTTGTTACATCCTTTGCGATTTGAGGGAACACTTTTAATTTATCCGTGTAATAGTACTTATCGTCAATTTCTTTTTCAATGAAATCTGTGATACACTTTCTTTCAGTTACACCAAAATCAAAGTCGAACGCATCGTACGCATTCTTATCCCTAAACCCTACGATATAAATACGTTCTCTATGTTGAGGTATTGGTGTAATTTTAGCCGTATCCAAAATCTTGTATTTGATCATATATCCACACTTTTCAAGAAACTCTTTTATAACCTTGAACGTGTTACCCTTATCGTGTGAAGTGAGATTTTTCACATTTTCAAGAATGATTGTTTCTGGTTTATGGTATTCGAGTATTTCTATAATCTTCCAAAAAACATTGGATCTAACATCATCGAATCCTTTTTTGTCACCGGCAATACTAAACGGTTGACATGGAAATCCACTACACAATAGATCGTGTGAAGGTATTGTTTTGACATCTATATCCATAATATCACCCAATTTAAATGCCCCATTTTCGTGATTCATGTTGTAAATATCTTGGGAAGATTCCATAATATCGTTTGCGTATACACATTTGTATTTTCCACTTGATTCAAGGGCGATGGAAAACGCTCCGGTTCCTGCACATAAATCAATAAACTTCTTCATGCATATCATATATACACGTTTAATCTTTAATAAAGTCTCTGATATCTCCTTCCCATATGAGTTGACAATTACTATTCAATTGTGACAGTATATCATCAAATTTTAGTCGGGGTCTTCTTCCAACTAAAGCCTGATCCGCAAAAGTATCGGTTTTGTTTACTTTTAAATTTTTCCATTCTTCGGATACGTTTGATAATGGAATTTCATACAATTTGAACTTGTATTCTTGATAATTTAAACCATCAAGAAAATAGATGGCGTCCCATTTTTCTTTTGGACCGAAAGAACATGGACCGTTTGATGTAAAGCATTTGAATTCAAGTTTTTTGATTCCGGTGTATTCTATCGATACTTTGACTTTTGATTTCGTATATTTCAATTTTACTATAAAATCATTGGCTGGTATGTAACCATCACCCGAAACAGGTGCCCCTATATTTTTACACCATCTCGCGTCTATTTCTTTTAGATTCCTAAGTATATATATTATAATGTTTTCTGATAATTCTTGTGGTAAATTCATACTCCGACCTCCAAAAATTTTTTGCATGTATTTTTGGTAGTCGATTGTGAGTTTTAGCCCACATAAAATATCACTTATAGTATACATAATTTATAATAATAATACGACTTACTTAGGTTAAACAAGTTCATTAATTAAATCGTCTATACTTCTATAGTACCTTTTCAGATCTTTCATGAACCGTTTATTATTTTCGAGAACTTCGGCATCAGCTTTATTCTTATAAATGTACGCTAAATTCGATTTTGAGTACCGCGTCCGTTTTTGATTCTCGTTTGGTTTTCTCGGAACGAGTTTTTTACTCTTTTTCGAAACGCTTTGCATGGGCTCGACGCGTTTCGTAAAACTAATGGCTTGCATGACAGTATCAGCGAGATCGTCTTTCTTTTTCGAGGCGTTAAAAATAGGGATCCAGTGTGCGTTCACGGTATTGTTCCATATGAATTGTTCACACCTTTGTATGGACGCCTTTTTACGTTTCGTATACATGGCTTTACCCGGACCCGCAAAATCGGGTATTTTGAACCTCGCATCGTAAATGATCGTTTCGGCGTCGGGGTTACGTATAACGAAATAGGCGTGAAGAAAGTTTTCTACCGTTTTCATTTTTTTATTCCTATCGGGTTGCTTTTCAATGAGAACCGTATCGGCTTTTAGAACCCATGGTTTCTCGTCTAAGTGTTTCCTTAAAGAAACGAATAAACCGTCTTTATGTTCAGGGGGGA